ATGGAGCTACCCGTTACCGATGGCGCAGCAGACAAGCCGGTGATACTTCTGGTTGACGACGAGCCCTCGATTCTCAGCAGCCTTCGTCGTCTACTTCGCAACCAACCCTACGAACTCCTCCTTGCCGAAAGCGGTGCCGACGCCCTGCAACTGCTCCAACAACGCCCGATCAATATGGTGATGAGTGATGCGCGCATGCCAAACATGGACGGGGCAACACTGTTGGCCCACGTACATGAGCGTTTTCCCGACACGTTGCGTATTCTGCTTACGGGGTACGCTGACACGGACACCATCGCAAAAGCCATCAATGATGGGCACATCTATCGTTACATCAGCAAACCCTGGAATGATGAAGAGCTGTTGGTCACCTTGCGCCAGGCATTGGCCCACCAACATTCGGAAAGCGAGCGAAAGCGCCTGGAACAACTGACTCAGTTACAGATCAAGCAACTCAAGGCGCTTAACGAAAGCCTTGAACAGCGTGTAGCGGCGCGCACCGCCGAGCTGCAGCAAACTGCCGACATGCTTGACCTTGCCTATGAAGAACTCAAGCGCAGTTACGTGACCACCACCGAGTTCTTTTCGCAGTTAGGCAACATGCGTCTGCCCAAGGCCAAGCAGACCAACCGGCAAGTCATAGAATTGATACGGGTGTATTGCACCAGCCATGGACTGGACGAAGGTACCTGTCGCAACCTGACCATGGCTGCAGCCCTCTACAACATCGGCAAGATGAGCTGGACCGACAGCATGCTCACCTGCCCCGCCGATCTCATACCTCCACCAGAGCGCGAACTGTACCGGTCATACCCGAAACAGAGCGAAGCGCTGGTCATGACCCTGGAGCCAATAAAAGAGGCTGCACAACTCATACTTCACCACCAGGAACGCTGGGATGGCAGCGGTTTTCCGGGCCACCTGAAGGGCGCGGCAATTCCACTGGGCGCCCGCTGGTTGAAAATGGCTGTGGATTTCATCGAATTGCAGCGCGGACTGGTTCTGGATCGCCAGCTCAATAGCGATGAGGCACTGCTCTACATACGCAAGCATGCTGGAAAGCTGTATGACCCAGATCTTGTGGAAGACTTCGTCAATGTCTGTGCCGCGTACATGCGCGACATTACCTTGACCGACCCGGCGATCAAGGTATTGAGCACGCACGAACTGGCCGATGGCATGATACTGGCGCGCAACCTCAACGCCGACAACGGCATGCTGCTATTGAATGCCGGCAAGGTACTGAACGGTGCGCTGGTGAAAAAACTGATTGCCTTCGAAGAAATGGAAGGTGGCAGATACAGCGTGTTCGTCAGGGTTCCCGAGCAGGCAGGCAGCCTGCAGCCATCGCCCGCAACGGCAGGCTGACCCCGTTGCGGGCAGGTGCTGAAATCCGTTCGTCGTGCATCGTGGCAAGCGGGGTGCCTGGCCGTCCCCGTATGACTGCCGGCACTACTACCAGCCAACGGCTATCCTTCAGGTTTCGTTAGGAGGGCGTATGTGCGGAAGGCTCAGCCAGTACCGTGGCATACATGATTTCGTTGAAACCCTGAGCCTGCCAGAGGCTTGGCGGAACAACGTCGGCGACCAGCCGCTTGGCCGGTACAACATCGCGCCGACCACGCCGGTGGCAGTACTGCGGATGGATGATGCAGTCCCACGAGCGGACCTGGTGAAGTGGGGATGGCGGCCGCACTGGGCTACCGATCGCGCTGCGCCGATCAACGCCCGCGTCGAGAAGGTGGCGCATGGCCCATTCTTCCGGGAGATCTGGCCGCACCGGGCCATCACCCCAATCGACGGCTGGTACGAATGGGTTGATGAAGGTGGGCCGAAGAAGCAGCCGTACTACATCCGCCGCCAGGATGGGCGCCCTGCCCTTTGCGCCTCGATCGGTCAGTTCACCGGCACAGAGCGCGACGGGTTCGTCATCATTACCGCCGACGCTCAGGGCGGATTGGTCGATGTTCACGACCGCCGGCCTGTCGTGTTGTCGCCAGAACTGGCGTACGAGTGGATCGCGGCAGCAATGCCCAGCGAGCGCGCAGAACAACTGGTGCTCAACCTGGGTGAGCCGACCGAAGCCTTCGAGTGGTACCGGGTGGGTATCGCCGTGGGGAATGTGCGTAACCAAGGTGCCGAGCTGATAACTCCGCTTCCGTGAACAGGAGGCAAAGCCTTGAAACAGGATACGGAGCGTCGAAGGCAGGCAAGGCCTTTCGCCGAATCGCCGTTCGTCTTCCTGCCCGGATCAAGATGAAAAACACGTAAAACCTGCACCATCAGTAGCGCCCGATCGTCAAGGGTCCGGGGATCAGATACCGCCCCGGTATAACTGCCGTCGCACCTATGCGACAATGTGTTCAATGTCTGGTCTCAACCCCGCATTCATCGCCCATCAGCTCGGGCATAGCGTGCAGATGCTCTTATCGACTCATGCGCGCTGGATTAACTCGTCCAACGACTGGCAGGAGCTGGAAAAGCTCCTGATTGGTCCGAAATGGGTCCGACGCTGCGAAGAAGTCACGTAAGTTATTGATAGGTAAGTCTCTTGATCTCCACCGCCAACATCACCATGCAGTTTTTTAGGGGTGTTTGGCGGTGCTGAAGGGTTGATTTTACTGGGTGAAACGTCCCTGCGGCCCCTTCCAGTCCCCTACCATTGGTATCAAAATCGGTATCGCCTCCCGGGTTCTCAGAAGCCCATGACTCAGTGACGAGCGCAATCCCAGCCAGTAGAACTCGGAAGAGGAATGGTTAGAGGAGAATTTTCCAGGCGTTGTAGATTATCTGAATGGCTATCGGCTAGAGTAAACGTTTTGGGAGGCGTGTTAATGTCCTACAACGCGGATGATGTTTACTGGCAGCTGGCAAACTTGAATCTAAGCAGAGAAATAGACGAGATAAAATCAGATTTACAGCACTTAATCAATAAAATCGATAAATTTAAATCCGATGCTAATGAAGACCTCCTTGAATTACAGCAGACATTACTGAGCTTTCTTCGCGAAAAGTTAGAGCCTGAGGCTGGCGATTCGCACTTAGACGCCATTCACCATTCATTAGATTTTATTAAAGGAGTCTCAAGTAACATTCTGGAGACTGTAGAGCGCCCCGAGGAAGAGGATCTGATTTGGCCTCCGCTGATAGGGCAGGTCGTAACGTTGCAAGGATGGGACTATCCGCATGTAGTGAAAGCAGTTGAAATAGAAGATGCAACTGTTAAATATCTGGTGGGGGCGAGCACTCGCCGTGACGACCCACGAGATGTTTTGGTTAGACTGAATGAACTTGTGCCTTATAAATGGTAAATTAGTGTATTCACCCGAGCGTTGGCTTGTCAGTCGCTTCTGAAAAATTTTGTGTTTGGCGGCGGCTTTCAAGACCGTGGTATAAGCGCCCAATCCGCGCGGCGCGACGGGCGAAATCGATTCCAAAACAACGACGAAACGGCACGGCTACAGGCCGCATACCGCAAGGGTCACCGTTTCGGTTTTGGAATCGATTTTCACCTCTCCTCCGGCCTTCTGCCGAAAAATTCAGCCCCATCCTACCTGCCCTCAAACTACACCTCGTCACCTTCCCCTAGGCATGATCGCCTAAGCGAATTACTGTATATACATACAGCAAACGTCGACCGATCATGAAACCTCCACCAATCACCAAATCTCAAGCCCTGGCGGAATGGATGAAAGAGCTGCAGAACGAGCACCTTCGCTTGAGCAATCCAGAGGCATTTCTGCGCAGCGCTGTGTGGCGGCTGGGTGAAGTAGAAAAGCTAGGCCTATTCGACCCACTGGAGCTCTATGAGATGAGAGAGCAAGCCCATGCGGCCTATTCCTCTGGCCTTGAGGAGCAGTTCACTCATGAGCTGTACTGCCAGTCTTCCGCTTATAACGTTGTTCCGGAGGCTGGGGGTGTGCGGATCGCCATCATCGGCCATGGCGTTTACTCCCGGATGCCTGCGAGTGATGAGGTATGCGCTCTCCCCTCTTACCATGGCCGGGTCGTTGTAGCTGATGGGCGCGTGCATCTGTTGCTGAGCGAGCCGGCCTGCTGCATTACGATTTCCGGCCTACGCTTTGTGACTGAAGATGGCATTCCATGCCGCCTGGTTGAAACAGCGCGGCTAGCCAATGGCAGGTGGCTTTCAGGCGTTAACGATCCCGATGCCTACCGAGCCTTGGTCGATCTGGCGCAGGCGGCGTTCGAACAGAAGAACTGGGCCCTATACCGGCGACTAAGCGATCGTGTTCGGTTCTCGCCATTCGCCTGCTGCATGGGGTGCAATGATTCTTTTGCTGCTCGAGAAGACTGCGAAAAATGCGGAGGACTGGGGTTCACCCCCGCTAGCTTGGGAGATCCAGTATGTGCGGAAGGTTGAGCCAGTACCGGGGCATACACGATTTCGTCGAGGCCCTGAGCATGGCAGATTCCTGGCAAAACAACGTCGGCGACCAGCCTTTAGGCCGATTCAACATCGCGCCGACAACGCCAGTGGCTGTGCTGCGGGTGGATGATGCAGGCCCGCGGGCGGACCTGGTGAGGTGGGGATGGCGACCGCATTGGGCGACCGACCGTGCTGCGCCGATCAATGCCCGGGTCGAGAAGGTCGCGCACGGCCCCTTCTTCCGGGCGATCTGGCCACACCGAGCGATCACGCCTATCGACGGGTGGTACGAGTGGGTTGACGAAGGCGGGCCCAAGAAGCAGCCCTACCACATCCGCCGCCGGGACGGGCGCCCTGCCCTTTGCGCCAGCATCGGCCAGTTCGCCGGCAACGAACATGACGGGTTCGTGATCATCACGGCCGACGCTCAGGGCGGCATGGTCGACGTACACGACCGCAGGCCTGTCGTACTGTCGCCAGAACTGGCATCCGAGTGGATCGCAACGGAAATGCCGAGCGAGCATGCAGAGCAACTGGTGCTCAATCTGGGAGAGCCGGCTGAGGTCTTCGAGTGGTACCGGGTGGACGCAGCAGTTGGCAACGTGCGCAACCAGGGTGCCGAGCTAATCGAACCGATCAATTAGCCTGATCAGCAGGGCCACCTAAAGCTTTGAGTTGGTATTCGTTCACGGTCTGGAGCCGCGCCTCGGCAATCAGGCGTAGACGCTCGATTTCATCGGCAGGCGTGTCGGCAGCCTGGGCCTCGTGATAAAGCAGGCAGGTCCGATTTCACTTAAGTTCGAAACCGGACCGTTCACCAAGGGCCTACCACTAGCCTTCGATGGGCGCTCCTGTCTTAAGCCTTCCCGGAGTAATCGTTCGAGCAACTTTCAGTAAGAATTTCTCTACTACAAGATAGCAAATCAAGCCGCCGAACAAGCCTGCCACTACAGACCCCGCCGCATACCCAATCGCAAGCTGCATGGTGGCGACTTGACCAAAAACCGCTACAAACATCACATACCAAATACGCTGAGAAATCGGATGAGACAGATAGAGCGAATAAGATGCCTCTCCAAATAACAAGGCGATTTTGCTTAATCTCAAGCGCACATACTTTTCTAGCGAAACGAAGCCGCCCACTAAGAACAAAGCAGGCAACCCATAGCTGAATGCTCTTTGAGAAAGATCAGCATCGACAGCTACAAGTGCAGCAATTGATCCAAGCACAAAGATAGCAGTCGCGCTCTTCCCTAGCCCAGCCCAATAACTACGTGTATATCCTACAAGCACGCCAAACAAAAATTCCAAAATAATTGGACTTGTGTATGTTTTACCTAATGCCCCTTCGGGTGAGAGCGCGACACCTAGCAGGGCAAGGGAGCACAATAGGATAGCAATCAACACGAGCCTGTGCTTAGGATTGCGTAGCAAGAGGGATACGCCAAAGAGGGCGTAAAAGAACATCTCATACACAAGAGTCCAGCCAATTGTATAAACTGGTGTAATATCACCCACATCAGGATTGTGAGCCGGTATGAACAAAAGCGACTTAATCAAGAAATCCGGCTCAATCCCGCGAGAATTGAAAAATAGACTGGGCACCAAAACTGCAGCCACAACAATTACGAGAGTAAATAGCCAATATAGTGGCGCCACTCTTATGATCCGAGAGAGCCAGAACGAAAAAATACTCTTATCCCTGGACTCCGTAGTAACCCACATTACGAAGCCTGAAATCACAAAGAAAATATCAACCCCAAAATCACCAATGGGTTTAGAGAAGAATGGTGCTACAGCCACCATTACCATTGAATGGTAGAGGATTACAAATGTTGCCGCAGCCCCTCTCAGATACTGAATACCGTAAAATTTTTCCACGCGGACAATCCATTGCTAGTTGGTTGGCATCAAAGTGACATTATCGCCGGGCGCGTAGATTTTCTCAATGGATGTCGAGTAGCGTGAGCACGAAGGACTCGTAGCGGCCGCACCCAATCTCACGGCAAGATTGAGTCGCAGTAATCCTCACACGCCATACCAGCTATTCGGGCACGGTCATAAGCTTGCGCCAGGTCTCGATTCGTAGCGACAGACCTATCGAGTAGGTCGGAGAGCACCATGACATCTAGATCAGCGGCATGCGGTGGCTGCTGCCGCCAGTTCTGTCTCATAGCCAATGCGCTGCCGCCGTTCAGCCAGCAGCGCCCTCACCTTCACCTCCAGGCTGTCGGTCTTGCGCAGGCCGGCAGCAGCCCAGGGCGGGACCGCAACTTCCGGCGCGCGGCACGGCACCTGCACCGGCACCTCGACGCGCACGAACTGCACCTGCGGCTCGACCTTGTTCGCGCAAGCGGCCAGCATCGCGATGCCTGCGAGCACCCCCACCCCGCGCAGGATTAAACCTACACCTCCTGCACTTTCTCGGCAGACCTGCACCTTTTCGCTGCTCCTGCGGGTACAAGCCACCACCATCCCGCTCCCACAGGAAAAGCCACGGATTGCGCGGCTTACAGCCAGAAAAAGGCCTATTCCGCTCCCGCAGCGGCGCGATTTCACAGCCAGCCTCATAGGCCTAACTCCTTATCGATGATCGAGGCGGCAGCTGCGCACTGGTCGCCACCGGTGCGCTCCTGCTGCAGCCGGTTCGCCGCGGCATAGTCGATATCTGCGCTGGCTTTGGCCTCGCCCACTGCCTTCTCGGCACCGGCCTGCCGTGCGTTAGCGGCCAGGGCCAAGTCGCCCAGGGCCTTGCCCTGCTCCTGCGCCAGGCCTGCGAGATTGTCTCGGGCGGCGGTGCACTGGGCGGCCTTGGCCTCCTGGTCGTCCAGCAGCGGGCGATAATGACGAGCGGACAGCCATACGCCTCCTGCGCCACCTAGAACAATCAGCAATACACCGGCGATGATCGGTCCTGCCAGCTTGCCTACCAGCTGCTCCATGCTTCCTCCCAATCCGGCAGGTCGACCGTCTGGCCTGCAAGCTTGTGCGTGCAGTCACCCAAGTACTGAATGCGTCCGTCGGTGACGAATGAATGACAAACGACCTCCTTGTCAGCCATCCGGTACCGCGACAGCACAGACGGCGTGAAGGTTGGTGATTCGGCATTGCCGTTGTAGCCCCAGCGCGGACCTGTGCCGGGGCCTACGTTCAGGCTGTGAGGCAGGTTGCATCCTCTGCAGAAGAACCAGAGCGAGCCGTCATCAGCCCGGCCCAGGCATCGCCCTATCGTCTGGATAGTCATGCCAGTGCCCGCCGAATGCCTTCATCGATCACCTCGGCCTTGTACGGGTTGCCGCCGTTCTCATGGACGATGATGCCGACCACGGCCTCGCGCAGCACCTTAGGCTTGGAGATGTCGATGGAGTCACGCACGCCAACGCCGAGACGCTTAGCAATGGCCTGGGCGTAGGCCAGGGTGTCGTTCTCACTGGCCGGCGCCCAGCGGCTGATGAACTCCAGCGGAGTGTCGATGCCGGGCCGGCCGACGCCGGGCATTCCATCCTTGCCCCGGTAGTTGAGCAACAGCTTGCCCAGGGCTCGGATGCCGTTCTCGGCCTGGTCGAATCGGGCGAAACGCGGCTTGCCCACGCCCACCTCCAGCCCGAGCTGACCCTGCCAGGCGTTGCGTGGGTTGAAATCGATGTTCCCTGGGTTGTTATTACGGATACCGCGTGCAGTCATGGGTTTTCTCCAGGCGTAAAAAAGCCCGCGCTAGGCGGGCGTGGGTTGATTGCGGGGTACGTCAGGAAACAGGCGCTTCAGGCTCAGGCGCCAGATCGGCCGGGTCATTCGCAGTGATAGTGACCTCGGCGCTGTAATCCTTCAGCACCTGAGCGACGCAGACCTGGGCGGCCGGGAACTGGGACAGGATCGCTCGAGCGCGCGCATCGGCCTCCTCTTGGGTGGCGAAGCGGGTCTTGTTGGCGACTTCGTAGTCGTTGCTGAGGTTGATGGCGACATAGGGCATAGGTTTTCTCCACACAAAAAGAAGCCCGCTCTTGGCGGGCATGGGTTGGTGTGCTGCATTCAAGCTTTCGGGTGTTGCTGTTTGACCTTTTGCAAGGTCGTGTAGAACGGCTCTGCCTTGGGCATCAGGCCCTGGTCCATGGCGTGCCAGAGCATGTCCAGTTGTTCCGCCACCGGCGGATACTCGGCCGCGCGGCGCTTGGTGTGGTCGCACTTATGCTGAATTTTCAACGGTGAACTCCTGATCGCGGTAGGGCCAAAGACTGACCGTGATGTGGTACGTGCCCGGCGCCGAGAAACCCAACTCGATATCACTGCCATCAGCGGTGTACGTTTCGCTCTCGATTTTGACCGCCGCACCTGCGTGAACGCCTTTCAACCAGTTACCTTGGAGTAGCGCCCCCATCTGGGGGCGCTCCTTGAGCATTTGGCCCATCACAAAGTGCTCAGCCGTCCTAGCCGGGGTGGTTACCTGGATGTAGGGCCGGTCGGTGTTTAGCCTAATGATCTTCTCCCCGTGTTCGGGTGGGCAGCTAACTGCAAACACAATCCGACCGTCAGTTTCGTAGGCTGCATAGTGTTCAATGCTATTCATCGCTTGGTCCCCATTGCGTACAAGGTGTGGTTTTGAACGTTCACCCCCGAATTTTCCCCCCACCACTTCACCGTGATGACGAAGTAACCCACGCCAACGCCGATGGAGCCCATCAAGTTGGGGAATCCATCAGCCCATTCGCCACCACCTTCAGCGATAACCAGTCCGTTGATTTCCATCCGGAACTGGTACTTACGGATACCGCTGCCAAATCCTTGATAGCAGCTGTATTGCGCAGTGATGTACCCCGCTTCATCCATCTGAACGCCAACGGCTATCAAGTCTCGCCATTGCCCCACGCCGCCTCCGACCACATTACCCGCGCTTGTAGCAGCCACAGGCACAGTGACCGCATTGCCACGGATACGGAGCGTGTCGACCTCTGCGACTCCGATCTTTGCTGAAGTGATTGCGGCATTTGCGATTTTGGCGTTGGTGATACTCGCGTCACGGATGAACGCGTCATTCATGAAGACTTGGCCACCCTGTACAGCAAACGGGCTGACAAAGCCGTCACCGGTCGCATTGATCACGGCAAATCGATCAGCCAGAACAGCGACTACGGACTGGAGCACGCCATTTTGGTTCTGGATACCGACACCAATCCCGCCAAGGGCATAAACCCCGCTCTGCGTAACCGCCACCTTGATCGAATACTGGGCATTAACCCGGTTATTCAAGCCGGTCTGGGCCGTGCTGATCTGCTGCACCGAAGCGTTGGTATCACCCAAAGACGACTGTGTGGTCTGAATCTGCTGGCTGAGCGCGGTGTCGGCATTGGTTCGAGCCGTGGCCTCGTTCTGAATCGCTGCATTGGCGGCGCCTACCGACGTATACAGCCCGTCGACGCGCTTCGCCTCGGCGGTGAGCTTGTCGCCCTGCTGGGTCACCGTTGACGATAGGGATTCCAAGGCCCGGCTAGATGCGGAGGGTCCGACCCGGCCGACAGCAATCCAGTCAACGTCCCATACAGCGTCCAGGGCGTTGGCGAAGTTGAACCGCAGTTGGCGAATGGTGTTGTCGACCCAATCGGTGCCGCCTGCCGCCAAGTTCGCCATGTCCCACTCGACCACCGCGGACTGGCCCACCGCAATGTTCGGGTTCGGCGCCGACGCCCTGTAACTGCTCGAAATGCCATGACTCGGCGTCGAGTAGTAAAGGGTGCCCGTCCAGGCAGATGCCGAACCGCCACGGCGCGTCAAACCCACCCGCACCTTGGTGTATTGCGCACCAGGGATGGTCAGGGTAAGCGTTCCGCTGCTGCTCAGCAGTTGAGGGTCAGAGGTCGTAGGGGTCAGCCGCAGCGCCCCGCCGGAAGCCGAAAGGCTGGCATTGCCGGCTACCCACCCTTCCGTTCCCGAATCGAACTGCCAATACCCGCCCGGCGCCGGGTCAAGGCCCGACGCGCCCAAGCCGCTCTGGATCGCACCAACACTGTTGCTTAGATCAATGAGGCTATTGGACTGACTGGTGTTGACGCCTTCGACTGCGGTCACCCGGTTGGTCAAGGTTTGCAGTGCCGCCGCCTCGGCCTTTGTCGCAACCTGGCTGAGTGCGCTGGCTGCAGCTGACGCCGCGTCGGTTGCCACCTTGTCGCTCACGGCCACCCAGGCGCTACCGTTCCAGCGCTTGGGCGTATTGGCATTGCCCGTGGTGTCAATCCACAGGTTCTGCGCAAGCCGCTTTTCAGCCGCCGGCGCGGTAGACCCGTAGATCACCTCACCTTTGGCGCCCGCCGCTGTAGCGGCCGCCTGGGCCGCCTGCTGCGCTGCTGTGACGTTCTGGTTGGTCGTGGTCAGGCTGTTCTCTAGGCTTGTGGTCCTCCCGACCACGCTGCTCAGGGTGCCAGCCTGCTGGTTAACGGTAGAGGTCAGGCTTTCCACCGCTGCCGACGTAGCGCTGTTGTCCGCTGCATTGAGCTGACCATTGTCACGCCAGCCGGTAGCACGGGTACCGTACTCCGCCTGGGGGCGAGCAAACTCTACAGTGCCGCTTACCGCCGTTGAGGTGGTCCCATGAATACGGAAGTACACTAAGGCTTGGGTGGCGTTGGCCGGCGCAACAGCTGAGTAGGCAAACCGGTCACCGGCAACCGACATAACGAAGTTGCCCGAGGACACTGCCGAAAGGACAGTCCCTGCGTCATTCGTCCACTGGTACCAGATGCGGAAGAACAGAGGGTTGTCGCCAATTCTCCGCGCATAGCAAGAAGCCGTGATGGTCTGGCCTGCCGCAACCTTGATCCGTCGGGGGCCCGGTGTGCGCACGGACTTGTACGGACTTCCGCTTGTCACCCCGCCGAGCACACTCCGAATGGCCTTTTCACCGGAATTGAGCCAGGAAGCAACAACCGACTCCACGGACGACGCGCCGCCTTCCATTTCCCAACCATCCACCACTTGCGACGAAACCGCAGCGGGTCGAGAAAACGTTGGGTTGTAGAACAGGTTTTCTCCGCCAACATCCCCAATGCTGTTTTCCAGCTGGGTTAGCTGGCCCGAGGCCGACGACAATCCTTCTTCCGTCGCAGCCACGCGCCCTGTAAGGGCGGTAGTGGCTGACGCATTGGTGGCCAGGCCTGCAGTGTTTACCTTGCCGTTGTCCCGCCAGCCGCTGGCAACGTTACCGTACTCGAACTGCGCGTTATCGAGGTCAACGAAACCGCCCGTGAGGCTGGCCCCGGGAGCAGACCGAATGCGGTACAGAATGTCGGTCCGCACCGAGCCAGCCGGCGCCGCCGAGCCCGTCAGCACAGCACGCTGGTACGTTGGGGTGAGGTTGAAGTTTGCAGGCCCGTGCGTGGCTAGCGTGGCTCCGGCGGCATCCTTGTATTGCAGGAAAATCTGCAGCATCAAGCCGGTATTGCCTCGGACAAAAATAGAGGCAGTGCTTACCACACCCTCGTAAATCGGCGGCCGATTATCGGGGCTTGCAGCGCTCGGAACGAAGTCCACGTAGTTGGTACCCGTTCCGGCCGTCAAGCCCGTTACATCCAGGCGTTGACACTTGCCCTCGGCCCCCAGGTCCGCATTGCGAAGCATTGGGGCTACCACTACGGCCGTGCTCTTGCGCCATCCCCATCCATCCGCCACATTCGCGTTGGCGGCAGACGGCGTGTCAAACGAGGGGTTGTACAGCAGGTTTTCGCCGCCGATTTGGCTCAACGATGCGTTGATATCCGTTACCGCTTGGCCGTTCGCGGAAATTGCCGTGCCGTGCTGCTCGACGACATTACTAAGCGACTGCAGGGCCGCCGCATCAGCCTTCACCGCTACCTGGCTCAGGGCACTGGCAGCGGCAGCGGCGGCATCCGTGGCAACCTTGTCCGTCACGGCCACCCAGGCGCTACCGTTCCAGCGCTTGGGCGTATTGGCGTTGCCGGTGGTGTCAATCCACAGATTCTGCGTCAGACGGTCCGCCACTGCCGGCGCGGTCGACTGATACAGCACCTTGCCCTTGGCGCCAGCAGCATCGGCTGCCGCCTGGGCCGCCTGCTGCGCTGCTGTGACATTCTGGTTGGTGGTCGTGAGGCTGCTGTTCAGGCCGGTGATGGCCTGGCTCTGCGACGATAGCGCGCCCTCGGCATCGGTAACGCGAGTAGTCAGGCTTTGCACTGCCGATGCATCTGCCTTGGTCTGAGCAACAGCCAGAGCGTTGGCCGCAGCAGCTGCTGCATCGGTGGCCACCTTGTCGGTAACGGTGCCCCATGCCGAGCCGTTCCAGCGTTTCGGGGTGTTGGCATTGCCCGTGGTATCGATCCAGAGGTTCTGCGCGAGGCGATCAGCCACGGCCGGCGCGGCCGACTGGACGATGACCTTGCCCTTGCCACCGGCCAGCGTTGCCGCGTCTTGGGCGGCCTGCTGTGCTGCAGCGACATTTCCATTGGTGGTGGTCAAGCTCGATTGCAGGCCGGTGATCTGCTGCGACTGGGCGGTGGACACGCCCTCCAGACTCTCAACCTTGGTTTCGACTGTCTGCACACGGGCGGCCATGCCATTGGCCGTTTGTACCGCCTGGCCAATGTCGATCCAGTAGGTAGCGTTCGGTGGCGGATTTCCGGCCGGCACATCGCCCTTGGCCTGGTATAGCCTCCCATCATCACCCAGGACGCCCTGGCCAGCGGTGTAGGCCTGGTCGGTCTTGTACGGCATCGAGTCAGCCAAGTCGGCGATTATGTCGATCTGCTGCTGCAGTTCGCTCTGGACCTCGCCGACATGATTGCTCACATCGCTGATCTGCTGGTTCAGGTCGTTACGGACTTCGCCCAGGCGCTCGTTCACCGAGCCAGGGCCATTCATATCGATAAGATCGATGCGCTTGGTCAGCTCCTGGCCCAGCTCACTTTCGGTAATCTGATCCTTGATCTGCTCGAGGATCGCAGTTGCATCTGCGCTGGCCATGCCAGACACCAGCGTGCCTTCAACTGGGAAGAACGGTCCAATGTTGCCGGAGCGATCCACCAGGCGCGCCCAGAAGTAGAAGCGCTGCCCGGCACGCAGGCCCTGCATCACATACTCGTTCTGCGGGTACGACAGGTCGGCCAGCTTGGTGGCCAGGCTAAGGTCAGTGCCCTCGCTGTACCACAGTTCGGTGCGCTGGGTGTCCTCGGCGCCGGCTGGGAAGCCCCACTTGATACCGATGCCGAACAGCAGGCTTTCGGTGTCGAGGAAGGTGACCGCTGGCGGCAAGCCTTCCTTGCCGTTGAGCTGGGTGAGGACAGAGCTTTTCCAGATCGAAGTAATGTCGAATGCGCTGACCGCACGCACGCGCGCCAGGTAGGCGCCGGCATAGATCCCGACAACATCCACAGAGGTTGTGCCGACACGCTGCAGGCTCACCCAGTTACCGTTGTCTTTGCGCCACTCCACGTCATAGGCGACAGCGCCTTCAACGGCCGCCCAGGCGATGGTCATGGTGCTGACCGCGATGCCTTGGTCGATCATGTGAGCAGACGACAGGGTCACGTTAGCCGGTGGCTGCACGGTGGTTACCGGAATGACGCTGATCGGGCGCTCGTCCAACTTGGCGCCGGTGTCGATGGCGGCAAACTTGCTCGGGTTGAACTCGAGCGCGGTGATCTCGTACTCTCCCTCTTGGGTGCGAGTGGTCTTCAGCACGCGGAACAGCTGGACGGCCAGGTCGTCGTAATCGATCGCCCACTGCAATTCAGGCTCGGGCTGCACGCCGTAGGCCGTTGTCACGGTCACTGCACGCCCGGCGACCGACTGCACGGTTCGCGCCTGGGCAGTCCCGTTCGGCAAGTTCAGAATGAGCCGGTCACCAGCTTTGATCGGCGTGTCACGGTCCAGGGTAATAACGCGGCCCGCTGCAGCCGAGATGCGCCCACCATTCGGACAGCCCGCCACCAGCTCATCAGCCACTGGGATGACGTAGCCAGGCAGCGGGATGCGGCCTTCCATGCCAGTCTTGAAAGTGACGGTGCGATCCTGGCTGTTGCTCAGCAGCGCCCATTTACCGCGGCGCTGGGCCTCGGAGGCGCGGGTGCAGCCGATCGCCGAGATTTCCACCGGACGATCCCGGTAGCGGCGCTGAAGCGCCAGGTCGGTCACCGGGATCACATCGGTGTCGTAGTTGTTGGCCGGGTTGTCGTAGCTGACCAAGGCCCGGCTGTAATGCGTGTTGCGCTCGGCGCCGCCGTACACAAACTCACCGTCGATGACGTTGGCCCGGGTGAACACGTAGTCGATGTCCTGCGCACGCGGCATGTCAGCTTGCATGAACAGCGAGCCGTGGGCCCAGTACACCATGCCACGGTAGATGGCAGACAAGTCGCGCAGCAGGGTCCAGGCCTCGGCGCGGCCCTGCAGGTTCAGGTCGCACAGGTAACGGGGCTCCTGCCCACCCTGTCCGTTCGGCACCGGCTGGTCGCAGTACTGGGCAATGCGGTACATCTCCCACTTGTCGACCATCCACGACTTGATGCGCTTGCCCAGGCCAAAGCGGTCTTCCACGCAGATGCCATAGGTGGCGAACGCCGGGTTGTTGGTCCAGGCCTGTTTGAAGGTGCCATCCCACACCCCGGTGTAGGTGCGAGTCACCGGGTCGTAGTTGGTGGGCACCGGCCAGCGCTTGGCCTTGCACTTCACCGTCACGGCCGGGATGTTCTGGAACTGCTGAGCGTCGAATTCGATGTACAGAAGTGCGGTGTTTGGGTAGCGCAGCTTTTCGTCGATGATCTCGGTGTAGCCAGCGATGGTCATTGTGTCGGCCACAGTGCCGCTGTTGGCGTTCGGGGTGATGCGCCGTACGCGCAACATCCAGCCCGAGGTAGCCGCCGGCAGGTTCACGCGCACGGAACGCTGATAGCCGTTGGTGGTCTTGCCATCGACGGCGCCCAGGTGGGCCTCCACGTATGCGCCGCCATCGGTGGCAATGTCGATGGCGTACTCGATGCGGTAGCCATTGGTATTGCCGCTGCTATCCTGCTGGACCAGGCGCGGCCAGGACATGCGCACGCGCACGGCCGACAGCTGGGTGTTGCTCAGCGCTCGGGTGAACGGGTTGTCGCTGCGCAGCTCCACGTTGACGGTGGTCTCGCTCTCCACCGACGGAATGCCCTGGATGTAGTCCTGCTCGACGGAGCCAGGGCGCCACTCCCACTTCACACCCGGGAAGTTCACATTGCCGCTGGCGTCCATGATCGGTGTGTTGTCGAGGTAAATGTCGCGGTCGGTAGGTGTGCCGTCAAACTCCCCCTCGCCCACAGCCAGCAGGATGCTCGCAATGTTGGTTGATTGCAGACTGTCCGGTGCCTCCACAGGCGTCTTCGGCTTGCTGCTGCCGCCTTTCGCGCCAGCGATCTCCAGGTGCTCTGCTGCGCCCATAGTTATCTCCAGGCAATAAAAAACCGCCCGGAGGCGGCTTGTTCGTGGGTTTGAAGTTACTGCTTGTCTTCTGCGCGAATCGAAACGGAAATAACAGCACCGCCCCAGCGGCGCTCGCCAATGCATATAGGAACAGGGTTACCACTGGCTGTGGTGTTCCTAGCACTGCCAAAGGCATAGGACGGCTTGTTCTCCGCCGCGGCGCTCAGTGAAAGGCCTTGAGCCTGGGGGCTGAGCAACTGAATGACACCGCCGATGGCCATCGATGCGCCTACCGCAGCTGCAACCCCCCAACCACCAGCGCCAGCAGCAAAGGCCGCACCTAGACCGCCAGTCGCGAAGGTTGCTGCAGCAATGAGGGCGATCCCAACAACAGTTTGCAGTAAGCCGCCGCGCTTGCTCCCACCGATCACCGGCACAATACGCAGCTCCCGAACACCACCGCGGTCAAACTCATCTGCTCCGACGTTCTGGCGATTCCGGAATACCGCGAACCGTAGGCCCAAACCATCGAGGCGACGGATCTCATCTTCGAACCCTGCCAGTGTGGCCTTCAAGGCTTGGAACGCCTCCCAGGTGTCACCACTATCGAGCTGCCGCCGGTGAGTACGGCCAAACTTTTGAGCCAAGGAGCCGGACAGTTTAATGGTTGTCATAGGGGTGTAGTGGATTGCTGATCCAGACAT